GCATCCACCTCGACTCGTAATGGACAGATCTGTCCCGGCTGAACTGGGACGCTCTCTGATCGTAGTATCAAAGTGGAAACTGTGTAGGAAACGGTGAAAATTTGTGAGCAAACGCCACAAGCGCATAAAGCAAGGGCTAGAAACGACAAAGGCCTCCCCGCACTGCTGCGGGGAGGCCTTTGTTTTATAAGTGGTGCCCGGAGCCGGGGTCGAACCGGCACGTTCAAAGAACGAGGGATTTTAAGTCCCTGTGATTTCTCTTATTCTTCAATCACTTAGATTATGTTACGGTCCGCAAAAACACATTTATAGCTCCGCTGCAGCCCAATGTTTGCAAGGGGCTTTAATTAATTGCGGACCACATTTAATACAACTTTAGTCCCTTGCGGCGACTTTATCACCACACAAATAAAGAGTAAAAAACGAGCAACTTAGTACGACTTCAGGTATGCATCTTTAACAGCTACTCCTGACTTTAAACCCGCGCCACGAAGACAACCTGCTTTCCCCAAGCAATGGTACAAAAAGTGGTACAGCCATCAGCCCGTTCTGGGCACGATCACCAATCCTAAATGCTGAACCTGCTTTACTGGCCATGATCGATAAAGAACTAGGCCATAGGGAGCCCTGCCATGTGCGGGCGATATGCGAAAGAGAGAGACGTGCAGACCTGGCAAGAGGTCTTGGACTTCTCGCAACCTATCGAAAATCGGACGGACCCAGCCGGCGGCCCGCGGTACAACATCGCGCCGACGCAGAAGGCGCCGATCATTTACGACACTGGGAGCGGCTACGCGGCCGAGGCAGTGAAGTGGGGATGGTCGCCGCACTGGGCGAAGGGTGGAAAGATGCCGCCGGCGATAAACGCCAGGGTAGAGACGGTGGCCACCGGTAAGTTCTTCCGGGATATCTGGAAGCGCCGCGCCTTGGCGCTGGCCGATGGCTGGTACGAATGGGTTAAACACCCAGACGACCCGAAGATCAAACAGCCCTACTTCATCAAGGCAAAGGACGACTCGCCGCTGTTCTTCGCTTCGCTGTGCCAGGTAACGCAGGGTATGGAGCAGGCCGAGGGCGACGGGTTCACCATTATCACCGCCGCTGCCGACTCTGGACTGCTGGATATCCACGACCGCCGGCCCGTTGTTTTGCCGCCGGCGCTGGCGGCTGAATGGCTGGACGCCACTACCGAACCAGGTCGCGCCCTAGAAATCGCCACCGACCTTGGACTCGGTACGAATGCCTTCACCTGGCACCCAGTTTCTAAAGCGGTAGGCAGCCCACGCAACCAGGGGCAGGAGTTGATACAACCAGTTAAATCAGCGCTTTTCCCTCTGCCCGCCCGGCCCTGAGCGTCTCTCTGAAGCTGGATGCTCGCGCTCTTGCAGTCGCATCTCGTCTTCAAGAGCCTCAATGATAAAAACTATGTCACCGGTTGAGGTCGTCGGACTCCATCGAAGACCAGCGACTACCGCAACGTTCTCACCCGTCTCGGTATCAAACAGACGCGCCGTCATGGAGGAAGGCGAATCTAAAAAAGCCTCAAAACCCAGCGGGTAAAAATATTCTTTTATTCGCGCGCAGGCGTACAAAAAGTTCATCCTTGTCACAATGTGGCCCTCGCTGAAAATCATCCACAGCGGAGCATAGTGCAGCTGATATCAGTCCGATAGAACGACCTTCCTGCTCTTGCGCGCTTTCACCGCATCTATCAGCCCCTGATGATTCCGCTGGCACTCAAGGTATTGGCCCGCCATGGCCACGTCTGCCAACGCCAACTCAGCAGGGTCGGCCGTGCCGTCATCGGCCACTGGTACCGGCAGTAACTCCGGGCACGGCTGCAGCAGGTTCTGATCTATCGGCACCGGAGCGCGCGTTATTGACGTTTCGCATCCAACCAGCAGGCAGGCGGCAAGCAGGGTCCATAGGCTCACGGATAATTTCATGGCGGGTCTTCTGGTAGATGGTGGTGTTGGTGACCTTGATACCGGCCACGGCTTTGGCGGTTTTATCGGCGACTTCGGAAACAACCTCTTTGGCCAGATCCTCCATGGTCTGCTGCGCCTCCATCCGAATGGCGTCGTCGCTGTCTTCCTTCCAGCCTCGAACCTTCCAGCCGATGCCCAGAGCAACTACGGCAAGCAGCACGTAGACCAGGGCGCGCGCCGCTAACTCGTTCATAACAGCACCCGCTTGGCCGCGTCCCACAGAGCCACCCGCTCCGCCTGGCCGTTCAGCCCACCGTTGATTCGCTTGGTGATGGCTTCGAACTTACCGGCATCGGCCAGCTCGTTCAGCCCGTACTCTTTCCAGTACCAGGCCGCCGACAGCGCGGCATAGACCGGCTGTTCGAGCAGCTGCGGCACCTGCTCCAGGTCTGCCCCAATACCGGCGCCGGCGGTGCGGTAGTTGGCACGGCCGGTCAACTGGATCAGGCCCCGCCCCCGGTACCGCCAGCCATCGCCGGTTGACTCGGCGCCATTCCCATTGCGGTTGGCATAGGCTGAATTCGCGATCGCCTCGGGCCGGTGCTGAATTTGCAGCGCCAGAGCATTCGGCTTTCCATCAGCGCCACGGAAGCGGGTCGGCCAAGTCCTGGCCAAGCCCTGGGCACCGTAATTGAGGTTTTCGCTAAGCGCGGTGAGCTGTTGGCTTTCGTGGCCAATCTGCGCCAGAAACGCTGCGGCGCGCACCGGGGAGTCAATACCAAATCGGGCCATAGCCTGATTTAGCGCGGATACAAAAACGCCCGCGACTTGGCGGGCGTTGGGCAGGATCAGCAATAGCTGCTGCTGGGTGAGTTGCATGCTTTTCTCCAGGCATGAAAAAGCCCGCACGGAGCGGGCTGGTTACTGGGGTTTGGCTGGTCGGGTACCGAATGGAAACGCGGGATTGCCGTCAACCCAAAGGCGTAGCGCTTTTCTATACGCGCGCCAGGCCTCCACCGTTCCAACCGCTGCGGGGTCGTCATCTTCGACCTTGGCGATTTCATCAGGAACAGCCGCAAGCTCAGCTTCGCGCCAGGCGTTTTCCTGGGTCGACTCGACAAACATGCTGCGTCCGTACGGCCCTTCCGGAAATTGCCAAACCTGATCGGCATGAAGAGGCGGCCCGTAGGGGACCTCTATCCAATCCTCAGGCGGATCCTCCACAGCATCGACAGTTGACCCCATCGAAACGCCGTCTTGGTCTACGTACCATTTCTGCACAGCTATGCCCCCCACACTTTTACTTTCAGATCGCCCTGGCTGGGAGAAACAGCGCCCATCGTTCCGGATGAGTTGGTGGAAACCAACCCGCCGTTGCCCACGCCGACTATCAGGTTGCTGGTGGTCTTGCGGCCGGCTGCCACGCCATATTGGGTTGTGGCCACGCCATACGGCACATAAGTGCCGCCAAGTTCTTCAGCCTGGCCAATGGCCAACAGGTTGATTGCTACCTTTGCCACCACTTCGAATTCAACACGCTTGGGCACAACGCCAAGGCCGTGAGTGATCGTGATGCTTCCGCCTAACGTCCAGGCCACGGTTGTTTCGTAATACGGCACGAACGCTAGGGCTTTGCCGTCGGCACGCTGATACCAGGCGCAACGCCAGTTGCCGGAACCCAGCGATATGAACTCTGCGGTATCGCCGGCGGCCGTCACGATGCTGGCGGCCGTAGGCAATATCAGCGAGGCGGTGTTGTGGGTGAGCGTTAACGAACCACCGAACACCAGACGACGGGTTACACCGCTGGGCGCAACATCAAACGCATTGACGGTATTAGAGCCACTGACGTTGATCGTGTTGGCGGCAGCTGCCCCGATGGCCACAGTGCTCGCAGAGGCTAGCGTCACGGCGGCAGCCTCATTCACCGCTCCCGCCAAGTCGAGCGCATCACCGTCGACGAACTCCTGCAGAACGCCCACCCCGCTTCCGGCATCAACCAGCTTTATGGCGCGTGCATTAGCCATTGGTGGTCACCTGTACTTTCAATTCAGTACCTCCAGCCTTTAAGGCCGACACGGATACGCCAGCATTCAAGGCCAGCTTTAGGACGGTGCCGGCGGCTTTGTATACCGGCAGCGACTTGGGCATGTTCATGCGGTAGGGAACGACGGTGCCGGAGTGGTTAGTGACGTATTGGTCGTAGCCATCGCCAGCCCTGACGAAGTAGACGGTGTCCGCCTCAAGAGTGCTGGGCAGCGCCGCAACGTACTTGCACCATTTAATTTCTGCCATGGGCTTACCAGTTGTTGGTGTTCCATTCGGCCGGGATGGCAGTGCCGTTGAAGCGGACTAAACCACCAGCCTCGGAGAACTTGTCCAGGGTGGCTTTGTTGGCGTGGGAGTGGGACGCCGCAACGGCCGAATCAATCTGCGTGGGCGTCGACACTGGCTTGCCGGAAATCGCGTCCCAGCTCAGCACCAGATCCATGGATTCGTATTCGGCCACCTTCAGCCACGCCGAGGTGGCGGGGTTCCAGGCATACATAGCTGAGCCGGCGTCGACAGTGGGGTCTGCGCTGGCATCGAGCACCAGCACGAACACCGCCTGGGTCAGGCTCGGCTCCAAGGCATCGCGCGCGGCGATATCGGCAGCGAACAACACCGGCGCGCCGGAGCTCGGCAGGCTGCTTAACGCGTCGGTGATCAAGGCATTGATCATCGAACTGTTGCCGATGGCTTTGGCCTCGCCGGCGGCGTTGGTCAGGTAAGCCTCGGAGTAGTCACCGTTAAGCACGAAGTACAGCGAATCCGGTTGCAGCGTGCCCGGTAGGGTTGTCACTTTGTAGAATTGAATCAGCGCCATTGGCTCACCTGCTTGGGGGTTTGGTTACCACTGTTTAACGGTCCATTCGGCGGCGCCCTCTCCGGGCTTGCCTGGCGGGCCTTGTTCGCTAACCGTCACCACCAGCACCTCGGGGCCTGGGTCAACGGTTACCGCGTATTCCTGAATGCTCTCCATCACCAGCACCGGGCAATCTCCCTCTACGGAAACCGCCCACGGCTCATTCGCTTCAACCATCGCGCGTTACCTCCAGGCTCACCGTCACCGGCCCTTCGAAGTAGCGGTGAACGGTGCCGTCTGGATACTCAACTTCCAGGTCGTAAACGCCCTTAGTCCAATCCAGCGCTGCGGTATCGGGTGCGCTGACCTCGCGAAGAATCGTGCCGGCCGCCTGAATCACCAGCCCGCCACCGCTATCGGAATTGAGCTCAAGCAAGACCGCCCCACCTGGTGCGTCACGTACCTGCATGCGGGCCTTCGCGCCGGTCAGGTCAACTGGGGGCTGGTAGATCAATTGGCCGCCGGATGGCGTGCGGGAAATCGCGGAAAGCATGTTGATGGAAAGCGTTTCGTCATCAACGACCGTGGCCCGGTGCGGCAGCTGTTGGCGTGGCGCTTTGTTCAACTCGGGCATCTGCTGGACACCCTGAATCCACACCAGCCAATCTCCAGGTAGGTCGTGATCGACCTTCAGCCGCACCGGCGCCGTCGCTTCAATCTGAGTGATCGGACGGTAAACAAAGATTGGCTGCATGATGCGCAGCGTGTCGCGCAGGGTCGCGCCCTGGATGATTTTCAAAGGGACGGTGGCGGGCTGCATGGTTTCTCCAGGCGTAAAAAAACCCGCACGGGCGGGTGTCGTGATCGTGCTCGACGGTTAGTTCAGGGTGACTTTGCCGAAGGCCTGATAGAGCCAGAGACGGCGATTTGTGGTGCCTTCGAATTTTGAGATTCTGGCCGTGACGCTCAAGCGAGCTGGGTCACTCACATCGATATTCGCCAACGGAACCGCAAGCAGCTCGACCCCGTCTTTTTCGATTTTCAGCGTCTGAACGCTGGCCACGGAAACGACACGCGCCACGAACGTGGCAGCTGCAGCAGCGACCGCGCGACCGGTGTCGAATTCGACATAGTTGTTGTCGGCGTCGGTGTAAGCAATTACCCAATTGCCGCCGTAGTAGTCCGAGTCGTACTCAAGGTTGAACGTCAGCCCCGGCAATACGAAGTTCAAAGACACACTGAAGTACTCGCCGGAATAGCTGAGCGATTCAATTCTGATGCTCGCACTGACAATCATGTCCTTGATGTCAGTATCTCGATCAAAGGCGGCAAGCGGGAAAGGCACGCCCAGCTTCTCCAGCGCCGTAGGCGAAACGTTTACCGGAACAATCTTAAGGCTCGCATTTCCTGATTCCGAGCTGCCGGTGCTCAACGCTGGCTGACCTTCCACCAGGCTCAACCCAGCCGCCGCACCGCTTGCCGTGAGCTCGTAGACGTCCTTGATCGACACAACGGTGCCAGGGTTTAGAGGCGCGGCGCTGGTAAGCCACGGGAACTCCAACGGCACTTCCACAAACAGCAGCTCTCCGATATCCGAATCGAAGTAGGCAATATTTCCACCCTTGCCCGAAGCGTTGTTGACCAGCTTTTCAGCGAAGTTTTCCTTGGTGAGCGCTCCCCCGCCACCAGCAGTGGCCAGCGCCTGCATCGTTCCGGTCGTGAGCCTGGCGCTCACCTCAGTGCCGGCCGGCAGCGTCGGCGCCGCCTCTGTGCCTTCCTGCTCGCGCACCACAGTGAGAGAGCCGCCAGTTTTGGCCGTGACCTTGATCACCTCCCAAGCCACCTCTTTTCCGAGGGAATCCTTTTCCGCGACGGTGACCAGATAAAAACCACCCTCATCCAGCCCCACAAGCTTGGCAGCCAGCGCCGGGTCAACCTGCATTTCCACGTCACTGGCCGACATTGGGGCCAGCAGGGTCGCGGTCCAGTTATTGATAAAATGCTGCATGAACTCTCCTAAACCCAAACGAACGGGCGCGGGATAACCACGTCGTTCGCGCTGGTGAATATCTGGTGGCTGTACGGGTGGTAGCTGGCGGCGCGGTTGTTACCCGTGCTGGTGGTATCGCTTGCATCAGGGTTTACCCAGACGGCCTGCGGGGCTGCTATTGCAGGCATACGCATGCGGTTTGGCTGGGTGCCGGCCTTTGCCAGAACGCTGGTTCCAAAGAGGTTGTTGCTCAGCCGGTGCAAGGCGATCCGCGCCCCGCCATGGGGGTAGGACGTATCGATTGTGTAATCGATCGTGGTCCCGTAGGCCTGTAGATTGCCTGCACCAGTAGAGGTAAATGCAGACCACATACCCCGGGTATACGGGGCAGTATCTGCAAAGGGATTCAGATCCCACTGCACTTCGCCCGCACCCTCGCCCACTGTGAAGGTGGTGGTGTAGTTGTGGTAGGACTCCGAAGCCCAGTTGGTATCAGGCGCCGGCCCGACCACCTGGCCTGACACCCGCTGCAAGTCGTTGCCCAGTGCAAGCGTTCGCCCTTCGTTTAGGGTCCGCTCAACAGTAAAAGAGCCGGTCACAACCGTTACGCCATCGCGCTTAATCACAATTTCGCAGTCGATTAACTCGGTTGATATGCGCTCGACCTCCAGCGTGGCCGTGCCAGATCCTGCGGCATAGGTCGCGCTATCGGCAATCCAGCCGCTTACCGCCCCGGTGATGCTTTTGGTTTCAAAGTTGGGGTAGTTGTAATCGCAGCGCCCCTTGGCGTCATAGGTGAATTCGACCAGCTGATTCGCGTCGTCGAAGATAAGCGCCGCCACGCGATCAGTGCGGGTGTCACCCACCCAGCCACTCCCCAGCAGCGGCCGCGACGTGCCAAAAGCAAAGGGCACAACCTGGTAGGTGGCACCGGTAAGTGTGGCCACAACATCCGCGCCAGGAACCCCCTCAATCGTGCGCGGGGTCGCAACCGAACTCCACGTCACACCCATCAGGCAAAACTCTGGCTCAGATCGCCGCTCTTCGTAGGCACCCAATACCTGTATACGAGTTCGAAGCACTGTCAGCGTAGCGGTAAAGCCCGGGCCATCGCCCTCCAATTCCAGCAGCAGGAAGCCGGCCGGAGCCGTGTTCTCCCGAATGGTCGACGACAGCGCGCCGCTGTATACGCCGTGAATTTCCAACACCGCTTTGCGGCCATCGCTACTGATGCTGCCAATCCGAAGCATCAACAAATTGGGATCGAGGGTAGCGCTCGGCGGCGCCTGGCCCGCGCCCTGCCCAACGTCCGCCAAGGTTACTGCCAGGCCCGTGGCCGTCTCCGGCGCTTCGCCCAGGTGGCCGAAACGCACAAAGGACAGGTCCAGAGTTAGCGGCTGGGTGCTGTCAAACGTGCGCATTTCAATAACCGGATTTGCGCGAACCAACCAGCGCTCGCCAGCACCATCAATGCAAACCCACCCGCGCAGTACGTTCCCGAATAGAACAAGCCGCGACTCAGAGAGCAGTGCGTAGTTTTGCCAGGTGCGGCCCTTGGCCTTTTCGGCGGCAACTTCCGCCGGCGGAAGCACAAGCTCCGGAATACCAGGCACTTTGACCAGGTGCGTGTCGTAAGGCTCGGATAACTCGCTCGAGGCAAACGGCCATTCAAACGGAAGCGGAAAACTAACGCCGTCCACAATCAGCCCGCGCCGGCCAGTTTGAATACTGGTGGCCACGCCGTGGTGCGCAAAGCCAAACCGGGTCACGTTATCCAGCGGGTGGAGTTGATCCATGCTCATGGCGTCACCGGCTCGGCAAACAGTTGCACCACTTCACGCGCCGGGGAGTTCGCATCGCTCTGCACGATTTTCTTGATGGCAGCCACTTTGAAGCTGAGCAAACCATCAGAGCTGAGCAGCGTTTTCTCTTCCCAGTACTCGCGGGCGGTGTAATCGGTTTCGGTCAGCGGGCTGGCGATGCCACCGCCAGTTGCGACAGCGGACGGCGGCGCCACGTAGGGGGCACTCCCCCGCTGAACAGGCAGGCTTCCGCGCGGCTCAATGGTGCGCAGCTGGGCGGCTTTCTTCTCGGGGCGGATCAGGCTGTTTAGATCGTCCTGAAACGAAGAGCTGCGGCGCTCTGCTGTGTTCGCGGTTTGAATTGCACGGCGCGCAGCAGCATTCGCAGTGCCGATGGCCTGCCGCTCCTGTCCAAGTGACGCCATGTTTAAAGCTCCAGCCAGTCGTTAGGGATTGCCACGCGGTAGGTCAGCGGTACTTCAATCAAGCGTTCATCGCGCAGCGTGTCGGCAATCTCTGGCGCTTCCAGGTCCATGCGCCGCGGGAACAGCTCAAGCGCCGGGTTAATGTCCAGATCGTTCTGCGTGTAGTTGCCGGCAAAACCAAGCTTCTCCTCGTCAAAGAGGGGGCTGGTATTGCGCCCGCCCAACTGAGTTGGCAGGGCAATAGTCGTGTCTACCGGGTCACCTGGTGACGGGGTGTATGGCGCGAATGCCGGACCTTCGAGCGAATCGCTAACTGTGCCACCGCCGCGCATTACCGCGATGCTTAGGGTGGTGATCGCCAGGCCGCTGGCCATGTCGAAGTTGTCATTAACTCGGCTGCAACGGGCCTGCGCACCAACGCCTTGATCCTCCAAGCGCAGGGTGTGCACCAGGTCGACGCCCATCACCATGCTGGTAGGAGAGTCCCAACTAATCTCGGTACCGCAGTGCGCACCAATCACGGTGGTGGCGGCCTGGTGCAAGATGCATCGCAGAGCCGAGGCCCGGCGCGCTTCGTCGATCACATCCTGTTGGCCTGTAGTGCCGGCGGTGAAAGCATCCGACTCCCACGCGTTGCTCGCATCGGTCTCGACCTCGAGCGCGATACGCTCACGGCCGATCACTTCGCCGGCGGCGGCCACGCTTTCTTCGGCCACGACGTTAAACCGGTACTGGATGGTTACTGGCTGATTCCAGCGGCGCCCACCCTTCCAAGTAGCGCCCAGCAGCAGATCGGGATAGCCGTTAATCCAGGCTTGAGGCGGGTCGCAATAGACGCCAGTAGGCGGCAAGCGGCGGTAAGTCGCGCCATCCAGCAAAGTCTGGCCGCTGCTCTCGGTAGCAGACACAACCATCTCCACGTCAGGCACCTCGGTGTCATCGTCCCGCCACAGGCAAAAGCCCTCAATGCCTTCGATTCCCGCAATGTCAGGATGTATCCAGGTGTACTGCACGTTTTGCTGCCAGAGCCGTGCAAAGCGGTAATCCGCCTCCACCTTTACGGTGTTGGTGAGGTTGGTCAGTTCGGCGTAGGAAACGCGGATGGATTCGTAAACGGTGGTATCAGGACCGAAGACGAAATCGGCTGCACCGGCATACCAGCTGCTCACGCGTAGGGTGCCGTCAGTCGCACAATCAAGACTTACCGGCACAGTGCCCAGGCGTTCCATGGCGTAATCCCAGCGGCTACGCCCTTCAACCGCCTCGAACACGTCTGCTGACCAGTAGCCACCCACAAGCGCATCGATTTCGGCAATTTCTAGCGCCTCGACACGTTGCTGCAGCTGGTCACTGCACTGACAGCTAAGCATGCGGTTTAGCGAATCCCAGTCGGTCTTAACGATCCGGCCGGTGAAGCGCAGCGACAACGTGGTCTCGCCCTGGGCGGTGCTCACATACACGATAGTGACGGTGCGCCCGATCCAGTCCGAAGGCACCACCGCGCCGGCCACAAGCTGCAACACCAGCTCGGCCACGCCGGCGGCGCCGCGCTCACGGTCAACCGTGACGGTACCGGTCAAGCGGGTGGAGTAATCCACGCCACCAATCAGGACCAGCAGTTTCCACCGAAAGGCAAGGCCTTTGACGATCGGTATCGAGGCAGCAACAGCGACCGCAATGCCGTTCAGTGGCAAGCCGTTTAACGGCGATCCATTGAGCAGCATTAGACTTCTTCCCAGTTGATTTGCCAGCTGTAGCGGCGGGAGCCTTGGTTAAAGCTCTTCGCCGGCCGGCTAGCAAACACGGTGTACATCGGCATCCATTCCACTATGTAAAGGTCGGCGGCGGCCACGGCGGTAACCGTAACCACCCCATCCAGAAACACGCACGGCGTGCGCTGCAAGTCGCCGTCGACCACCGCATATGCCCAAGGCGCAACGTCGTCGCGGGGAACACTGGTTAGTTCGAATACCAAATCGTGGCGGGTGATGCACTGCGGAATGGTTAGTTTCAGCAGCAGAGGGCCGTCGTAGTTCAAGCCATCCAGGCCAGAAGAGATAAGCCCCTCAGCGCTGATAGTGCCGCCGGCCTTTTCCCAATGGCTGAGCTTTACGCCCCCACCCTCGCCCATCCGCACAACCGACTCGCCCAGGATCGGGTCATTAGTCTGATCAGGTGCGCCGGAGTCGATGACGATAGGGAGCCCGCCCAGCTCTAAACGCGGGTAGTCGGGTTCCATTCAATTACTCCAGGGCAAATCAGGAATTAGTGCGGCCGCGTTTGACGCGATACCTTTGTATTTCATCGAAGGCAGAAGCATCGGCCTGCAGGGTTATGGTCTTGCCGCCGACGTTCAGTTGAACCGTTCCAAGGTCACGGCCGGATGCCGGCGTAACCGCCGCCGCGCTTGCCGCGGTGGAGTCGAGAACGTTAGAAGTGCTAAGCCCAGCCATGCGGCTGGCGATGCGCCGGGAGATGTCGGCCGGATAGATACGCTCGCCTCCCCCCATCTGCATTAGCTCAGGCCCCTTTTCGCCGACCCATGCCAGCCCGCGCGCGGCACTATCGGTGCCGGTGGCGTGGCCAGGAATATCGGCGGCGGCAGGATCAACAGCGGCGAGAATGGTGGGGGTAATGGTCAAGGTCTGGCCGATTTGTTTCGCCAGTTCCTGCATCTGCGACTGAATCTTGGCGACCTCTTCAGGCGCTAGGCTCAGCGTAATTTCGACCTTTTTCAGCGCATCCAGCTTTTGTTGTAGCGCCTCGACCGATGTGGTTGCAGCAGCTAACCCATCGTTCGCGTTCTTGAGGTCAATGTCCCTGGCCGCATCGTCGATCTTATTTAAATCGTCGATAAAACCACCGAAGCCGTATGTGCTCTGGCCTGCATCCTGAAGCTGTTTCAGGACAGCCAAAGCCTCTTCCACATTCCTTTTGGCAGTTTCCGTATCGCCCGCCTTTACGGCTGCTCTGGCGTTTACTTTTAGCGCGACAGCATCGCCGTAGCTTGCTTCTGTGCCCGAACCATTATTCAGATAAGCGCGCGCGTCAGCGAAGCGCTTGGCACTCGCAAGCTGATCCGCCTGCACCTTATCCAGGTCAGATTTGGCTTTACGCTGAGCTGCAATAAGCTTGTTGAGCGATTCTTGGGAGTCTTTAGTCAGCTGCTCCTGAATGGCCTTCATGGAGGCGGCCTTGGCCTGGGCTTCATCAACCGATTTACCCATGCCGCTGACCGTTTCGTTAAACCCTTTCTTCAGGTTTTCTGAAACTTCTAAAGCCTTCTTGCCGGCCTGCTCGTACTCCCCGTTAAACAACTTGGAGACTTGGCTCATTGCGTCTGAAGTTGTGCTCGCGTAGTCCGTGACACTTTGGCGAACCGTATCAAGCGCGCCGGTGACATCGCCCTGAGCCAACTGAGCGGAAACGGCGAGGAACGCGCCAAGCGTGTCGCCGATCAGCTTGAAGCCGGCGCCGAGCAAGATCGCACTGGCAGTCAGCAGTTTGAAGATATTGCCTAGCACACCGGCCGAGCTTGATGCCGACTTGGTGTTGGTGGAAACATCGATCATGTAGCCGCTGATCGAGGTCAGAGACGGCAGCAGGCTCGCGGCCATTTGTTGGCCAACCCCCTCAGAAACGGTGCCGAGAATATCCAACTGGTCGTTGAAGTCGCCGGCGGCTTTGTAGGTTTCTTGGTCGAGCACCAAGCCCAGATCTTTAGCCTGGTCGATTAGCGACTGAACGCCGTCCGCACCGCGGTTCAGCAGCGGCAACAGCTTGGCGCCGGACTTGCCAAACAACTCCATTGCCAGGGCGGATTTCTGGGCGCCATCAGGCAGCTGGGCGAATTTGTCGGCCAGCTCCACAAGCAGCACGTCCGCGCTCTTCACGTCACCGGATGCATCGCGCACCGAAACGCCGATGGATGCAAAGGCTGCGGCCTGAGCTTTAGAACCCTCGCTCGCCTTGACCGCGTTCTGGTTGAGTTTCAGCAGAGAGGTCGCCAGCGCATCCCCTTCGATGGAAGCGAACTTCGCGGCGTACTGCAGGCCGGCGAACGACTGAGCCGAAACGCCCGCGCGCTCTGCCAACTCGTCGGTCTTGTCGATCGCATCAATGCTGTTCTTCACGTAAGCCGCGAAGACGCCGGCGGATACCGCCAACGAGGCGCCAATGATTGCGCCCGCTTTAACTGCGGTTTTGCTCAGGGAGGCGAACTGCCCCTCGGCCTCGCTGAATGCCTTTTGAGAGGTGTTCTTCCCCTCGATGACCAGCTGCGTGGAAACCTTTTTGCCTGCCATCAGCCAAGCCTCTTAATGTACTGGGAGAACGTTTGCTCTTTGGCCTTGGCGAACCTGGCGGCGGTGGCCATTGAACGTTCGGCGTGGCGGTGATGCTTGTCGACGGCCGTTGACCAAAGCTCAATCTGAGCCAGGGTGTAGCCTTTGATTTCGGCCCATTGATGGCCGGCACCGATCAACGTTTGGATTGAATAGCCCCAACCAACTGGCTTGCCTGTGCCAGCAGGGCCTGGTCGAAAAAATCTGCGTTTACCCGCAGGACGTGCAACACCAGCTCGAAGGCCACAGCGGCCGGCAGGCGGCGGCGCTGCCACCAGTTGAGGGTTGTGCAAGTCGCCAGGATCAGCCGGACCAGCTTTGTGTTCTTGCTGAATTCGAAGTACTTCAGCGGCGCGGGATCGGCCAGCACACCGAAAGCCGCAGCGCCCATTTCCGACAACTCTTCAAAGTGCTCGAGCGTCACCGGCTTGATGCGCACCCGGCGACCCAACACCAGCACTTCATGCTGCTTAGGGAATAAAACTTCTAGATCGGACATACACGCTCCAATGAAAAAGCCCGCTTGCGCGGGCCTTGGTTACCAGGCGGAACGGGTGCGATTAGTCCGGGCTGGTCTCTTCCCACTTCATCAGGGCCGACTGACCAGCGCCAAAGAAGTCAGGGTCTTCCGAGAGCGTGAAGGTCACACCAACTACTGCGAAGTCATCGCGGTTAATCAGCGGCAGCTCGCCGGACAGGCCGATGCGCGAACGGCGGATTGTCAGGCGGCGATTCTGGAGCTCGCCCGCTTCGTTGGTAGTTTCGATAAAGACTTCGTAGTACTTGCGGCCCTGGATGAATGCTTCCACCAGATTGGTCTTTGGGTACGTATATGCGTACTTGACCAGCAGACTTTTGTTGCCATCAGCATCGGCAACAGTGGCCGCGATATCGGTCGCCAGCTGACCGCCAGGCAAGATGCGAATGCCGCCCGGCGTTTTAACGAAGTCCACATCGGCTTCGTATTCGTCGGTACCGTCCACGCTGGTTAGGCTGGTGATAGCCAGCGGGAGCTTGTCGGTGATGATGGTGCGCCCGACCATTGCGGCTTTAGTTTCGGCAGCTACAGTGCCAGCCACTACTGCGACGTTGATCGAGCCCAGCAGCGCAGCCAGGCTTTCCGGCGGCAGTTCCAGCAGCTCACCCTCAAGGGTGCCGCCAGACGCGCGGCTCACGCCGTCTAGCTCGCTGTTAGAGCGGCTACGCGGATCGGCAATGGTCAGCTCGGTCAATTCCGGGGTGAAATTCACAGTACGGAATGGGCCGAACTCGAAAGGCGGCATGTTCGAACCTTTCGGGCGCACGTGTACGCGGCCGTAATACAGGCCAGTAAATAAACCACTCATTTGTTTCTCCTGTGGGCGGCGCCCGGTTATTGGTACTTTTCGACGTACTCGACATCGAGGGTGACGATCACCTTGCGCTGGGGGGCGGCCGGGTCGTTCGGATACTCGACGGTGTCTTGCTTGCACTGTCCTGGTAGCGGGCGGTCAAACTCGCCGCCGGCCCAGCCAATGGCGCGAAGCACGTCGTCGTGAAAAAGCTGCATTTCGATCAGGGTTGCGGATCGCGGGAAGACACCCTCAATCTCATACGAGGCGATGCGCTTCGCTGTTCTTGGGAGCTTTTCTAAGGTCTGGTCATCAGAGATTCGAAGCAGTGCGTAGGGAGCGGGCTGCTTGTCATCGACGGCCTTCAAAAGAAAAACGCCGGTCAGCGAGGTCTTGTATCCATTCACAGGGGCGATGCCCTGCAACCGAGCCTCGATAGCTCGGGTTAGCTCGGTGGCCACGGTCATGCAGTTACTCCAGATGGCTAGGCTTTGGCCAGCTCGCGGCGGATGCGCTTCTCGAACTCTTTTTGCAAAAAGATGTTTGTCCAGCGAACGGTTTGCGCACCGCTCAACTGCTTAAACCAGTACGCCACGGACGGCGCCATAGCCGCGCCCAGCGGGAGCCGGTAGCCGTATGCCTTCGGCCCTGTTGCTTTGTTGCGGGCTCTTGAAGACTTGGTAGCAAGCGGAAGCTTTCCCCGACTGCTCGGGTTAACGAACCCGGCCGCAACCTTCTTCCCGTTCGGGCCTTTGACCCATAGCCGCGCGCGGGTGGCGTCGATGGGGTCATAGCCCCAGGACGAGTAATCGGTGATCGGCACACCAGACGAAGACGGAATAATTCGGCTGTTAAGTCGGCGGCTGTTTGCTCGTTTGATCCGTAACGCGCCGCGGGAGCGAGCAGGCTTGATCGTTCCCCGGAGAGGCTTCACATAGCGTTCGGTACGCGTGGCGGTGGCGCCCGTGTTTAGCGTCCCGCGCAATACCGGAATAATCGACTTGCCCATGGCGGCTAGCCGCTTGGTGGCCATTTCAACGCCCACTACCCGAACATTAACTTCCATTACAAGCGCTCTAACCAGAGAGCGCGCACCACGCCGTCATCGCTCGACTCGTCGTAGGCAATCACGTTGTAAACCTCAGCGCCGACGGCGAACTGGTCATCGACCTGGACGCGCCCTGTCTCAATCAGCACCACCTCACCACGGATACGGTAGGAGGTGGCCTGCCCATCAATATCCAGGTAAGGCGCTTCGTAGTTCAGCTGGATGCGGCACGCTACATCGGGCAGGCCGGCGCGACGGCAGAGCGCAGGCTCACCAACAAACTCGTCTGCGGTGACTCGCATTTCCGTTTTATCACCCAACGGATCGCGCACGCTGGTGATAAAGAAAAGGCGACCTGAGTAGGCCAGGTAGCGGCCCTGCATCAGCTTTGGGTTGTAACGCCCGCGTATGGACACGCGCGCGGGGCTGCGCAGGCCGGTGGGCATGCCAGGGTCTGCTTCTTCCTTAGCCTTGATCCCAAGCCAGACCTTGCCGAATTCGACCGGCACAATGTCCGCGCTCAGAGCCAGGATGGTTGCGCGCTTGTTGAGCCGCCCGACCTCCATCACTCAACCTCAACCGGCGCGGCGCCGGACCAGTTGCGGCAACCGAATAGCAGCGCCTCGGCCATTGGGTTCTTGTAGAGCTGAATCTCGCTCTGGCTAGACCGGTGCTCAAAGAAGTCTGTCAGCAGAAGCAGCATCGCTGCCTGAACCTGCTCCGGAACATCGGCGGCGAGCAACCAGCGCGGCTCATCGCAATACCAAAGGCACCACCCAAGGGCGGCCTTTGCATAAATTAGGATGGTGCCATCCTGGCTGTTGTCGTCGGACTCCAGGCGCAGGTGTTCGCGCATGCGCTCGATCGGCACCAGGGTGGCAGCATCAATGGTCATTTCTTCGGTTTTTCCTTGGACGGTTTTTCCGGTGCAGCCTCTTCGGCATCGACCTCTACTGCCAACTCCATACCGATCAGGGCTTCGGCGATGTCGTCGGAGACTTGCTTAATTTCGTTCTCGTCCACAGTACCCAGATGGAAGTGCGAGAACTGGCGCAGCGCTTTGATTTTCTTCATGCGATTAGCAGGGCCGTTGCCGGCCCTGCCCTCTTCTGGCAACTCGCCGGAACCCTTACACCGGAGCGGTGAAGGTGCCTTTGATGATTGCGGTTGGACGGTAGTGCGCCAGCGCCAGGCGCTCTTCGCACAGGATGGTCAGCATGTTTTTCACGAAGTTATCGCGATCGTCACGGCTGATTTCCACGGTCGCATCCATGCGGTCCCAGATTTGGGAAGCCAGATCGAAACCGCCAACGGTGAAGGTGCCTTGGCTTTGCGCCTTAGTGGCCACAACCGGCATGCCCCACATAACGCGCGCAGCGAAAGCTGCTGGGCCGCCGAAGATGTAACGGCCTTCGGCATCCTTGAGCAACGCAATGGCGTGCCAGTCGCGCGGGTTGAGGATGATGCCAGAGGCCTCAAACTCGGACTCGCTGGTCTGGAAGATCGCGTGGGCGATCTGGTCGGCCTTGGTGTCGCCGGTGGCGTTGAGGGTGGTGTCGTAAGCCGAAGCCACAACGTTCAAGCCCTGCAAGTTGTCGCCGGTACCGCTACCGTTCAGAAGCTGGCCTTCTTCGACTAGAGCCAAGCCGTACATCAAACGGTTGTTGACGTAGGACTCAAGCATTGGCGCGTCTTCCATGATTTGGCGCGAAGCCTGAATCCAGTGCGCGATGGTTTTGACGTTCGCCGTTTCCTTGGTGAAGGTCAGGTTGGCTTCCGGCTTGAGTGCACCTTCAGCCACAGGCGCGGCGCCGTTGGTAAACACGTTCTCGCGCACGTATTCCAGGGCATTGCTGGAGATACGGCCCTGCGCCAGCAGCTCACGGATGGTCAGGCGGCGTAGACCAGGCATCAGGATGCCGGGGTTACGCTGCACCTCGACCAGGCCGCCGGCCGAACCAGCCCCACTGCCCAGCACCTTGTTGAACGTTTTAACTTCGACCTTGCTGCGGGTGCCGTCCCACGACTTGGTCAGCTCTTCGGCCGTGCGCTCAGCGAACGACTTTTTGTTTTCCTGATCTGGGGCACTGCCGGTCAGCTTTTGCTCCAAGTCGAAAAGGCGGGTGCCGGCGGTTTTCAATTCTTCGCTGACGGTTTGCAGATCGCTCTGCAGCTTTTTGCTGACCGCGCCGGTGTCGGTGATTTCTTTTTTCTGCTCATCGAACAGGGCTTGCATGTTCTTTTGAGCGTCTTCAATTGCTTTCTGGATTTGGGCCAGTTCCATGTTTACGTCCTCAGTTTGGAGGGAAAGCTGCTGATGCTCGCGACGAGCGCGGCGATGTCGTCGCCGCTTTCGGAATCGCTCCGAACTGCGGACTTGATGCAGGCAATAAATGCCTGCGCTTCGGTTTTGGAAAAACCGGCTGCGTCTCGCAGCCAGTGCTCCGCATCACGAATAGTGGTAACGCCTTCAAGGCTCTTCATCGACGCGATGGTCGCGAGCTCGTTGGCTGGATTGGTGCAGATGCTGATTTCGCTAAGCCGGGAAATGCTCTTGAAAGAGCGCCCGGTAGGAATGCGCTCGTAATCGTCTTTGGTGGCACCGAACCCAACGGACAAACCACCTACGGTCTGGTGCTTCATTGCCGCCAGAAGGTCCGCGGCGCCGGCGTGGCCGGGCGTTAGTTCGCCGTGCACCAGCAGGCCTTTGCTGTCTTCTTCAAGGTTCAGCCACTTACCCACAGGGATTTCCCAAGTGCGGTGGTTGAAGTGCATAGAGACCTGGCGGCTTTGCGACCCAAGCACCTTCTTAAAGGCGCCAGGCATGATGATGTCGCCGTCACCGTCGACCACACCGAACACCGAGGCGTAGCCCTCAAACGTGCTCGCACCGGAGCTGGCGAACTTAATCTCGGCCTGTTCGAAGGCGAGCGTTTTGCAAATGTTTGGCATGCGTGCCTCCAGAAAAACTAAACCCCGCTAGGGGCGGGGTTTGTTTGGCCAAGTTGGTCAATGGGTACGTTCTGCGATTGGCGCGTCGCGACATCACCACCGGGCAGCGGCGGTCGGTTATCGAGCCTGCGCCCCTCGTTGATGGTGAGCAGGCCGCATTCGATAAGCACTTTCAGGAAGGCTGCCCGCGCAGCAGAGTCGCCTCGCAACAGCCCTTCTAGGTTGTGCTCTGCATGGAAAGTCTCGATCTGCTTCGCTGGCACCAGCCAACGCCATATGGATTGCTCCCACCGCATCAAGTAAGGCGCCAGGACGTACTGCAGGAATGCGAGGTTTTGCTGCTCGATACCCGACCCCCAACTGGTGGACTTCTCAACATCACCAACCAGGTGCGGCGGAACACCGAAGAATCTCGCCAACTCGCTGACCTGAAATTTACGAGAGGCCATGGTTTCAGCGTCTTGAGGACTAACGCCAATTGGCTGGGCGGTGAAGTTGGCCTCAAGCACCCATAGGCGCTTACGAACTGGGCCGCCGCTTATCTCTTTGAAGTTTTCCTCTACCTGCGCCCGCTGCTCTTTGTTGAGAACCTTGTCGCCAGTCATCAGCAACTGCGGGGCTTTTGCTCCGTTGGCGTAGAAGTCGCGCTGTTGATCTTCCATCGCCACAGCTACCGATGCCGTCCGGGAGGCGAAAGCGATCGGCGAGAGCCCCACCAGGCCGTTAAAGCCAAAGCCCTTGAGGTGAAAAATCTCAGTCGGCTTGAAGTTGGCGTATTCAGTGTCGCGGCGGTACCGGTAAACAACGCGCTTGTTCTCTAAGCGCACATCCATGTTCACGCTCATCAGCGGCAACAGCGAAATCGGGTCTCCTACCGAATTGCGCTCAATCAATGCGTAGGCATTTCCATATAGGCAGAGCTGCATGGTCATTGCCTCGCGGAATTCCTGCGCGGTCATGAACATGTTGGGGGCGTAGCACAGCAAACGCGCCAGCGGATTATCCAGGCCTACCTTTGTGCGGTTGCCGTCCTTCGTTTCGTAGACATCCAGCGGAAGTACCGCGGTGACAGTAGCGATCAACCGCACGCACGCCCACACCGTTGAAATTTGCAGCGAGCGCTCGTCAGTCAGAGTGGAGTCGCCCACGGTGCCGCTGGCGGAAGTCTGCCCCTGCTGAGACCCCTTCTCCGGCGTGGCCAAGCGGCCACCCACGAAAAAGGAGGCCATCCGCGCCCAGAATGGACTGCGCGTGCGCAGGTCAATCGTGTAGTCGGTATCGGCCATTACGCACTCAGCATTTGATTTAGGAATTCATCGACGTCGGGTTCTGCTTCCGTCGCAAGCCGAGCACATGCCACCGCCATCAGAAGCGCGGCCATGTCATCGATCTTGTCGGCGGATTTCTTTTTGTCCGGCGCCATGTTCAGGTTGTCGTCTCGCCTGGCCACCAGGTTGGAGGCGCACCAGTTCAAGATCGGGTCGCCGCCGTGGGCTAGCTTCCCGGATATGTACGCCACCTCCAGCGCCTGCATCGCTGGGTGGTAGCTCTTCGGCCCCTGGATGAACTCCAGCATTGGCACGCCCGCCTCAGCCAAGCGGATGGCCACTTCCATGGCGTTCCATTTGTCGTAGGCGAGCTGCTTGATATCGAAGCGCTCATGCTGCGCAACGATGACCTTTTCGATTTCTCGGTAGTCGGTGACGTCCCCGGGGGTCTGAATCAGCAAGCCATCTGCCACCCAGCCCGCATATGGAACGGTGCCGCGCTCAGTACGGAATGCAACGGCGCTTTCCGGCGCCCAGCGCCAGGCGTGGGTATACAGAACACCGTCAACATCCCAGACCAGGCGGAACGAGCAAAGGTCCGTGGTGGACGCCAGGTCCATGCCGCCCCAGCATGGGTAGCCCTCCAGCCAGGCCAGATCGACCGGACCGCCACACTTGTTCCACTTGGTTAAATCGATCCAACCGCTGGCGGTGGATGCCGGCCGGTTGAGCCGTTTGATACGAAACTCAGCCAGCTTAGAAGGCATCTGTTTGGCCTCTACTGCTTCCTTACGGATAGCGGCCAGCAGGTGCGGGTTAACGTCCATCAGCGGGTTGGCTTTGATCCAAACCCGCTCATCAAATTCTTCGTCGGCTTTTATACCTTCGGTTTTGTCTTCTTCGTCGACGGCGTAGAACACCACCAGGAAGTGATCGGCCGTAGTGCCGAAGACGCCCGCCAGCAGCTTCTTGGCGAACATCCGAATTTCTGCCCACGGCCCTGGGTTCGTGTAGCCCTCGGTGGTGGTATACAGCCAAAGCGGGTTGGCGCGCGCGCCGGCCGCCGACGTTAGAACGTTGAGCAAGTCGGCATTTTTGTGGGCGTGAATCTCGTCGAGGCCAACATGGGACGGGTTCAAACCGTCCTGCGTACTCGCTTTAGCGTGAATCGGCTTGAACGTCGCGCCGGTCTCAGCACGACTTATTGCCTTGGCCCAGACTTCAAGGCCGAAAGCCTCACGGAGCTCGGCGGTTTTCTCAACCATCCGCTTAGCGGTGTTGAAGATGATCGATGCCTGCGGAAAAGTAGTGGCCGCGCTAATGACCTGGGCGCCCTCTTCCGGCTCGCAGCATTCGCAATAAAGAAGGATACCGGACGACAAAGTGGACTTGGCGTTCTTCCGGGCGACCGCGAACAGCGCTGAGCTGTAACGGCGCGGCCGAAAATACCCCCACCCTTCAATCTCTTCGCCGTCGCGCTTGCGAAACCCGAACAACTGCACAACAAAAAAAATGTGCGACGGGTGCATCTCGATTTCTGGTTTTGCCCACTTCCCCTCAACGTGCGGCAACTTCTCGATGAAGTCGCAAGGGTCATTGGCGTGCCAGGTATCGAAAATAAAGGGGCTGTTTCGCTTCTTCGCCCGCTTTAGGTCATCCAAGAAACGGCGCGCCGCCTGCCGAATCAGCTTGCCGTGCTTCTTCCGCTTCTTATCGGCGATGGCCCCTTTGGCATAGTCGATCGCGATCTGTACGTAATCGCGGTCATTCGCCATTTAAATCAGGCCTTCGTGGGTCTCCCATTACCGGAGAACTTGTTTTCCGGAGCTTTATCGCCTCCAGATGAAACCTTGCGGCGGCTCGCCGGGGTCATTCCGAACTCAGAGAACAGCGCCTTAAGGGCGGTCAGCTCGGCGGCGGTCGCCTCCATATCGGCCTTGGCTTTTTTGCGGAAGCATTGCCAGGCGAAACAAAGTTGTTCGAGCGAATAAAGGTCGACCGTTTGGAGCACCCGGGCGGATACCAACTGCGGGCCGAGGTTGTTCCACATTTCGGCGCCGTCGACATTAAGGTGTTGGGGTGGCGCCGGAAAATTCTCGACCAGGTCAAATTCAGGTGCGTCCGGCACCTCGCGATCGGGGCGATTCGTGCCGCTCAGGATCTTGAGGGCCGGTGGCGTCGCCTTCCGTCCCATTTCTAAAACCTCAAATTTTCAAATCATAATTTTGACGGCGCGAAAATTTGGCTCCCCCGTCGTTCGGGACATGGTTTTCTGGGAAGTTTTACCCCTCCCCCCACCCCCTTCACGAAGCAGAAATGCCCACGCGTTCACCCACCTGGTTGTGGCACGTCTTGCACAGCGCCCGGACGTTAGTCCATTCGAATGCAAGCTCGGGGTGTGTCTTGTAAGCCTTGATGTGGTCGACCAAGGCTGACGCAGTGGTGCGCCCATGGGCTTGGCACTCACGACACAAGGGGTGCAACCGCCTGTAGTACAGGCTGAACTTGCGCCACTTCTCTGTCTTGTAGAAAGCGTCGGATTCGTCGCGCCGCTGGTTGTACTGCTTGTGCACACCCTTCATGCGCTCAGCTCTGCGAGCATCTACCGCTGCCTTGTGCGTGGGGCAGTAATGCGAGGCAGTAGCCGTAGCCTTACCGCACCCCAACTCGGTGCATATGCGGCCAGGTCGGACTGGCATCAGGCTTGGTCGTCTGAGTTGCCAGTCACCGATGGCTGTTGCACCACGCGCGCAACAGCTGCAGCAATACCTAACGCCATGTTCACCGAAGCCCAGATAAGCGGATGGATATAGCCATTGAACGCAACCCAACCCAATGCCGCAGCGTTTAACCCAGCTATCAGCGCGGTCAGTTGCAGGCTGGATAGGCGCCAAGCCTTACGCCAGAAAGGCACCAGCTTCACGCGCCGAACCCTTTGACTAGGAACGGCCAGGCCTTATCGAACAGCGCCAGGATTACAGCAGCAGCGCCTAGCCCGTACGCAATGGTGCGTCCCAGCTTATCGACCTTGCCGACCATGATGGCTTGGGTCTCGCCAATAGCGGCGAGCTGTTTGGTCTGAAACTCAAACTGCTGCTCAAGCTTGGTCAGCCGATGAGGGGACGAGCCATGGTCCTGGTCAATCTTCGCTAGGCGGTGACGGTGGACGGCCATGTCCTGTTCGAGAGCGCCGACGCGCTCGTAGACATTCCGGCCATGTTCTGGTTGGTCGGGCATCGGGGACTCTCGGAATAAAACGCCCGGTGTGAGCGGGCAAAGACTGCTGGGGAGCAGTGAGGGCAATTGGTTGCGAGAGGTGGATTCGAACCACCGACCTTTGGGATATGAGCCCAACGAGCTGACCGCTGCTCTACCACGCAATAGAACGAAAAAAGCCCCGGCGATTGGCCAGGGCTTTGGGTTGTTGGTTTAGCGATGCATTGCGTTCTCGCTACCGTGCCATAGAAACAGTTGTTTATCCGCGCGGAAAGAACTTTTTACGCAGCCTCACGAATATTTTCGATAGCGCAGTCGATCCATGCCACGCCGGTCTTCATCAGCTCGCGAGCCTTAGCCTCGCTCATGTTGAATTCGCGGCCGATCCGTAGGGCTGGCCATTTCGCGCCGAAGTACAGCCAGATGATTCCCCCGATCTGCGGGTTGCGCTTAGCCAGCCTCGCAACCGCCCCATCAACGATTAGGGCCACGTCATCGACGATCATGTAGGACTTAACCCCTCCTACACACATGGTGTTGTCGCGCATCAGCGCGTACGTTGGAGAGACGTATTGTGGGACGCCCATACCGTCCATGCGCCACCACCCCCACTGCTCTAACAAATACTCGGTATCACCCAGCGCCTTGCCCAAATACGTTCTCTTTTTCATGACGCCGCCCTCAGTCCCCAGTCCAGTTACCACCGCCCTTCCCAGCACGGTTACGGTCTCCCGCGTAATCCATTGCAGCGCCATCAACCTTTGGTCTCTCGCTCTCGTAGTGAGCAATGAGCCGGTTTGCTCGGTTCAGCCGCAGCCGAAGCTGGGTGACCATTGCCTCTGGCGCTAACGATTCGCCTGTCTCTTTGTGCACCAACCCTGAAGCGTTACAGCCTGCGCAGGGCATCTTGTGGAAAATGCCCTGGAGCACTCCAGAGCCTTGGCAAATCTCACACCGGCCAAGCGGTATTACCTCGATTTCCCTTGATGGGCCGTGCCGCTTCGGTATCGCCATCAGAACTCCTCAAACTGCCAGCCACCGCCCTTGCCTTTGGTCACACCCAAGAAGCGGAACGGGTAGTCAGCGGCCGCCACCTTCGTCTTGACGCGCGCGTCGTCAGTCCAGAAGCCCTTCACTTCGTGCACTTCCAGCTGGCTATCAGCGGCCATAACGAAAAAGTCGGCGGTGTAGAAGCAGTTACTGGCCAGGCGCAACTTCACTCCCTCGAACCGGTACCACAGGATTTCCCCGGCCATCTGCCGTTGCTTCAGCAGCAAGTCGTAAGCCTTTTCGGTCTTGTTCATTTCCCCGGTTTTGAGTCTGCCCAGGGCTTGCAGGCGCTGTTTAACCAACATGGGTATTGGCTCGGATATCGCGGTCGATCCAAAGCGCAGCACCGGCAGCGCTGGGATAAGTACCGAGGGTTTTCCCATCCGGGGTGCTAGTGCGGTACTTCCAGCATGGGAAACCCTCAACGCTGCCAAACTCTGCGGTGATGCTGTAGCCGGCCGGATGTTCAAGCTTGTGCAGGGTGAGCGCCGACCAGCCGGCCACCACCATGCCATCGAAGGTCATGCAAAGGTTCATGGTCCAGCCATTGGGATGGCTGTGGTGTTTGCGAAGGGTCGTACTTTTCACGCTTCAATCTCCGAACCGTCGAGCCAGGCCATAAAGCCGGCAGGGATATCGTGGCCACCGCGCGCCAGCAGAAGGCAGCACTTTTGCAGCAGCTCTTCCTGGGTGCCGTAGCGTTTTTCAAATCTGAATTTGTTGACGTGGAACGCCACACCTTCGGGGCCGGTCTGGTGGTGCAGCGCGCAAAGCGGCAGAACGTACCAGTGCGCGTGCGGCTTGGTCCGGCCGTCACAGTGGTGGATGGTGCAGTGGTGGTTGATGCGCCCGTGGCCGATGCAGGCAATACACCCAACCTGCTCCACCAGCATCGTGTGCCACTTCTTCTGGGCGGCGGTTACTGCTCTGCCCTTCATCATGCGGACGCCTCACTGGCCTTACGGTCCGCCAATATCTGCAGGTGCACATCGGATTCGGAACCGGTGTAAAGGAACGGGGCGTTCTCACCTGGCCGGGTTACGGTCCACTTCAAGCGCTCCAGGCGGCAAAGGGCTACGCGGTATTGATCAACGGTGGTCCAGCAGTCAGCCACCGGCGAGCCATTGGCATTGCGGACGGGAAACAGCGGAACCTTACCCATGGGTGCCACCCACTCGCCCGCGAAGGGCATCCAGGGCAGCGCGTGCTACCTCCGGCGTGCGGCGTGCGGCTACTTCAGAAGGCAACCCCTTGGGCATTGGCTGCAACTGCTGCCCGGACACCAGACGGCGAATGGCAATGACGTAGTTCCGCTCGAACAGCTTCATGCCCAGGGTGGCGTCGAGGCGGTTCAGGTTTTCAAAGCCTGATTCCTTGGCGGCGTGGTAAACCGCGTCATGGCTCCAAACGCCTTGGCCAGCCATTGCGGGGTGGGCAAAGCGGCAGGCTTCGCGGTAGGCCTTGGCCAAATCGGGCAGACCAAGCATTTCGGCGGTGGGCGTGCACCACTGGATAAACTTGCCAGGCGCCGGAACAAAGTCCAGACCGCTCTGACGGCAGCGCATCAGGCCGAAGCGCAGCTGGTCGATATCGTTTACACCGGCCTCCATGAGCGCCTTGGTCCAGCTGCGTTTAGCGTCCTTGTACGCCTCCATGTCGGGCCAAGCAGTCTTCCACGCCGAGTGGATCGAGCGCAGCTCACGGAACAGGCGATTGACCACGATGGCGGTCTCACGGCTCAGCTCGGCATCAGCAGCCAACGCATCGAGGCAGGCCACAGCGGGCATGGCTGGTGCTGGGCCCTTCCACAGGTTTGCAGCGAGTTCAGTTCCGGATTTCATAGCTGAGCACTCCCATTGAGCCAACTGGTGTCGTCGTCATCGCCAACGGGTTCTCCAGCACCAGCAACGCGCTCACGCTTCGCCCAGGTCGCCAAGCGATTAGCCCAGCCACCCTGGCTGTCGAACACAGCAGGTCGAGCACAGTGGTAGGCCAGGAAGCTGCGGAAAACTTCATCGGGGATTTGGTGGCCTACCGGGAAGGCCATCAGGGTCAGTTGGGTTTTCAGATGGCGGGCTGTTGGGGTCCACTCCGGGAACATCGCGAAACGCTGGTTTTCGTCGATGACTTCCTCGACCGAATTCGCGGGCAGCTGCTGCTCTTCGGTTATTTGATGGTTAAGTGACGGATTGGGTGCAGCCACTGCACCCCGTTCTGTCGAAATCTGCACCCCGTTCTGTTGCTGGTTGCACCCCGTGACGTCATTTGCACCCCGTTTTGAGCGAGGTGCAGATTCTGCACCCCGTTGAATTGGGAGGTCGTAAACCACCGGAAGACGGTCATGGCGATCAATGTGCACAGCGGCAATTGCCTGGTTACCGCGAACGATGAAACCGCCCTTTTCCAAGTCGTCTAGCTTGTAGCGCACGGTGCGCTCGGAAAGGCCTGTGTCAGCGCTGAGAGTGGTAGCCGATGGGAAGGCGCCGCGGCCATCTGTTCCGGCGTAGTTGGCCAAGCAGAGCAGCACATGGCGCGCGCTCGAATCTTTAAGGTCGCGCTGGGACAGTGCCCAGGACATTGCTTGAACACTCACAGGGAGGCTCCTACTGACGTGCGTGATATCGTTCCTTGACCATCACGAAATTGGCTATGGAGGCCGCTAATGACCATCGTTCGAATCCCCACCATCACCCGCGAGCAACTGCTGAAAGCAATCGAAGCGCTACCACCAGGTACCGCCGTCAGCTTCTCGGGGCTGGAGTTTCTGGAGTTCGAGGTTACCCAGCACGAGCCAAGGGTCGTTCGGGCTCGCTTCGATCCGAACGTGTACCGCAAGGCGGATGGGATGGTGGTGGTCGAAAACGCGGACTGATTACTTCTGCGCGCTACGTTTTTTGAATGCTGAAAACGTGGCGCGGAATAGGTGCCGGGCACAGCCGTGATACCGTTTTGTTTCCACACAGAACGATGGCCACGGAGGCCCGACATGACAGAAAAGAAAGGGGTGTTTGCGCGCTGGAAAGAGGAGCACTGGGACATAAAGCCAGACATAGATAACCGGGACCCAGTCTTCTTCCTTAGCATCTCAACGCCATGGCCAAGGCGCGTGTGGGAAAAGCACCGCGGGTGGATTAAGCAAGTTTTCATCTGGCTACTCGCTCTTATCGCCGGCGGCGTCATTACCAAGCTTCTCGGTTTGGCGTAGACGGCCATCACGAATCGCCTGCGCGGCCAACTCTAAGAAGCCCAGGCGGTCTTCGTCCGAGGACTCGGGGTCAAATACAACGTGAGGGAGCGGCCAGCATGGAATTGGGCATGGCGCAGCTTTGACTGCCGCTTCTTTACCTGCTTGGTAGCCAAGCCATGTGGCCACCGTCATACAGGCGGCTAAAACTAAGAAAATACCCATCTGCACCTCACTACTGGATGCCCTTACAGCAACACCAGCGGACTAATAACAAGCGTTCTGCCTGCGTAATCTGGAACCATGAAAAATGGAGTCGAGCAGATGTACGCAATGCGCCAGGAACTTTGGAACGGCCAGCTATGCTGCTGGCTTCTCGGCGTCCTTCAGGGCGGGGCACAGATCGACAGCTTTAAATTTGCCCTCTGTCTCAGCCTCGGCACGGAGCGCCTTGATGGGGCTCATGCCATGCTTGCCCTTAACCCACCCGTGGACAGTCACCTGGTCGACGCCAAGTCGGGCGGCGGTTTCGGTTTGCGTACGAAAGTGCTCTACGAGCCGTTCAAAAATGTTCATTTCCTGCCCTCATATCGGGATACCTATAACAGTAAACATAGGCAAGCCGATTTGCAACAGAATAGGCACGCCTATACCGTTGAGAGCATGGAATTAAAAGACCGTTTCAAACTCGCTAGAGAGCACGCAGGCCTTAAGCAGCAACAGCTGGCCGAGCGCGCAGGCGTGAAACAAGCAACGATTTCTGATCTTGAAAGAGGGAAGTCACAGGGCTCTAATTACACGGCCCGGATTGCTGCTGCCTGCCAAGTTAGTGCGCTATGGCTGGAGACTGGCGAAGGCACGATGTGCTCTAGCGAGCACGCGAACGTAGATATGCCGCTGCAGCCGTACAGGGAAGAAGCCAAATATCCATTGATCAGTTGGATACAAGCAGGGATGTGGGAAGAATCTTGCGATAACTTCGCCCCAGGCGATGCTGAAGAGTGGATTCATTCAGATGCCGACGCCGGGCGGTGCGGTTACTGGCTGGAAGTAAAGGGCTTGTCTATGTACTCTCCTTCCGGCCCTAGCTTTCCGCCAACCATGCGAATCCTGGTCAGGCCGGAAGACTTTGACGTGATTAGCGGGAAATTCTACGTCGCCCGCCTGAAAAGCACCGGCGAGACAACATTCAAGCAATATGTCAGGGATTCCGGCGTTGGCTATTTGGCTCCACTAAATCCAAGCTTCAAAACCATAGAGATCGACGAAGACGTTGAAATCATTGGTCGGGTGGTAGACGGTAAGCTTCCTCCGGCTCTCTTCTAAAACGTTTAGGACAAACCATGGCATTGGTTACCTGCAAGGAATGCAGCTCCCCCGTATCAACCCAAGCAGCAGCATGCCCCCACTGTGGCGCACCAGTTGCTAAACCCGCCCCGCCCGTTGATCGCCCTCGAAGCCTCTTGCTCTGGGTTGGCGTTCCTATGCTTCTTTTGGCAATAGGTAGTGCCGTTGTCTCTGACTATTCAAAGAAAAGAGAAGCGGCGAAGAAAGCAGAAAATATGCGTATCGCCGATAAAGGGCTGCAGGCCTCGATGTCTCCGGCTGAGTTCGCTGAGTACAAGGCGTTAGAAGCTGACATCGAAAAGCGAAAAGCCGATGCGGCAGCTGCAAAAAAGGATGCGGAACTAACCCGCGACGTGACGCTATTGATGACTGAGAGCAGCGTCAAGGCAGCTCTTAAAGACCCTGACTCCGCCAAATTTGGCACGCGGCAAATGCACGCAAATCCCAAGGCGAAGACGGGCTTTACCGTTTGCGGGTATGTAAACGCAAAGAACAGCTTGGGCGGCTACACAGGCCAAAAGGGCTATATGGTTACCGATGGATTCGCGACCATAGAAGACGGATCGGAAAAATTCGCTGAGGCATGGAAACGCCTGTGTTTTTGAAATAACGGTCCTCCGGTAAGAATGCCCGCAAATGCGCGGGCTTTTTTTCGCCCTCAATAAAAAATATCGGATAGCCTATTTACATCTAATATCGGCTTGCCTATATTCGTCTCATCGGAAACGAACTGAGGCAGGCCAAATGGAAACCATCACTCGCGGTAACTGGAAAGGATTTACAGGCTGTGGCCTGAGCGATCGCGAGCTGGAATTCACCCTGGCCGTAGCCAATGGCTCCACTGACAAAGAAATCGCCCGCCAGGTTGGCCTGGCCTGCGACTCAGTCAAAAAGCGCATCTACAACGCTATGTTCAAGCTCGGCGTTAATCGCCGTGCCGCCCTGGTAGCCGAAGCCATGCGCAAGGCAATCATTGCCCCGCTGGTGATCCTTCTCTGCTGCCTCTGCGCATTCCAAACCTTTCTTGACCTCGGCCATATGCAGCGGGCGCACCGCGTTGTGCGCATCCAAAAAGGCCCGAGCAAGCGCGACACCACCGATGACCCCTTCGAGTTCTGCTGATGACCACTGACCAACGCTACCGGCTTGGATGGGCGATCACCTGCGCATTCGTTGTGGCCATCAACCTGATTTAAGGCAGCGATGCCTCGGGGCAACCCGGAACGCTCTTTAACAACCAGCGCCATGAACAGCTAGCCCGCAAGGGCGAGGCAGCCCGAGCTATCCACCGGCGGGCGACAGAAATCCGGGGGAATTAGTAAACGCATTGCCACTACTGGCGACCGGCGATCCGACAGGCCCGAAAGCCTGCCCACGCACAGATAGCTGTGACGGCGGACGAAGCGAAAAGCAGAACCGAGAAATGCCCAGCAGGCGCGAATGACCCGGTAAGCAATGCGAGCAACACGGAAAGTTTCACTGATGCACCTGCTCATCCGGGTGCATTGGGAAGCAACCAACCAAGGACCAGGCCATGTTCGATTCGATCACCCATGAAGCCCTTCCAAACGGCGACACGCTGGCCCATTTCCACACGGCCGATTCCGATGTGTTTGGTTACGTCACCTTTCGCGGTACCGCAACGCGCCAGGTAGTCAGGGCTGTGATTTTCCACGAAGGCGGGATGCGCACCCTGTCCGCTAACTACATGAAGCGCCCGCCCTACGCGGCATGGGCAAAAGACTTCACCGACACGTATCACTAAGCAACCAAGGAGCAGGACCATGCTTATCCTCACCCGCCGAGTAGGCGAAACACTCCAGATCGGTGAAGACATCACCGTCACTGTGGTGGAAGTAAACGGCAACCAGGTGCGCATCGGTATTGCTGCACCAAAGCACGTGGCGATCATGCGGCCAGAGGCGAAGTTGCAGCGGCCGAAGCTGGCCAGCTGACCGGAGAGCGAAGATGCAAAACTACATTCCAGCCTGCCTGCGCGACTTGCCAAAGCCGCCGCCTGGCAGGAAGGCGGTTTCGAATCGTCGAAAGAAAAACCGCGATATGGCCGAACTGGCCATTCTTGAAAGCATCCAGCGCATCAAGGCTGCCCAGCGCTCGGCGCCAAAAGACTGGGATCGTGGCTACAACAGCGCTGTAACCAAGCTGGAGCTTTTCCTGGCGGAGGTGCGCGACAAGAAATGGGAGCCTGCAGAGTTGTAAGCCCAGAGTTTACAACTGCGCCTGCACCAGTTGTTCGGCCAAACCGAACAACTGCTTAGGCAGGCTGCATCGGAGTGTGATCAGGCCGGAGCGTGCGCACCGGTTACCCGCCAGCCCGGCACGGGGCAGCGAATAGACAGGTGGAGGGTTCGCCCTCGCTGATCACACCCCAATGCAGATGAATAAACAGCCTCTCGCTTAGTGGCTGTTTCCAATTTGGAAATAACCAGGTGGCCACTGCCTGCCCAGTGAGCGAACAAGGGAGGGTTTAGCTATGGGCCATTAGCGAACAACACACCCCCAACGGCGCGGAAAGCCTGAAGCCCGCGTCCGGCTTCTTACAGGCAGCGGCCAATCGGGCATTCGGTGTCACCGCGCATCGGCTGGGAAACCAGTGGCCCACCCTAGATACGACGAGCTATGCCCGCTACCGAAGCACGGACGCCCGGTGGCGGTTCGATCGGTCGTTAGTCTGTGAAGGGGTTAGTACCGACATCGTCGCCGCGCGCAGCCCTCTCCAAAAGCTCGGGCCAGAAGCCTGCGGCCCTCTGGTCATGCAGCCGCACGAACCGTATCGACTCTCCAATCAGATACGGTCCGGCCTGCTCTTCGGGCAGAAGATTCGCTTCGATCCGTGTCTGAATTTCTTTCTCAATATCGAGATAGTGATCCGCAACACAAGCGTTAAAAGCATCGGACTGTTCGCCTTCAAGATCCGTCACCGGGTTTCCTGGAAGACGCAGCTTTGCTCTACACCCCATCGCAAGAAGCACCGCTGCAGGAGCCGAATCTTCAGAAAAGTCCCTGTACTCAACTTCCGCCTCGTCAGTGACTTTTAACTGCTCTGATTGCGCGGGGTGCACAGCCTCACCTCCCCACCCGGAAGTGGCGGCAAACAGGAGCGCCGGGGCGATGCCACACAACAAAATCCGTTTCATCTACAGCTCCTTCTAATTTTCCCACCAGCTTACCCATCGCCTACATACGCCGCCACCTTACCGGGAAGACCTTGCGGAAGAAGATTCCGGACAGGGTGGCGACCTATGCACGCAATTCGGAGCACCACCATGGATAAGCACGACGACTGCGGTTGGTTCCTCAGCCTCTACACCATCGCCACGCTGTTCCTGGTGATGGCAAAGCTTTCCGGCTCCATCGACTGGAGCTGGCTGGTCTGTACCTCCCCGGCCTGGGGCAGCATCGCGGCACGCATCGTGGTGCAGCTGCTCGGGCGCACCACCTTGTTCCAGCGCATCAGCAAACCCTCTCCAAGCGAGCACAACCTATGAACCTGTTCGATCAGCTCCACACCCTTCTACTCGCCCGGCGCCGCTCTGCACAAAAGCGCCAGCTCCCGCGCACCCAGGTTTACATCCAGGGTGTTGGCCGCTACGAAGTGAAGGACATGGACACCGGCCAAGTTCTTGGCGAGCGCCCCACCTACACCGAAGCGCGCACCCTTGCCGACAGCATGGAGCGCGGGGAGCTGTCAGCATGATCGACCAGGCAGCAATCCAAGGACGTCGCACAGTGCGGGACGAGTTGGCGGCCGCTACAGACCTATTCCTTGCCGCCGGCGGAAAGATCGAAGAGGCGCCGCCGCTCCAGGTGACGCCAAAGCCGCTCAGCGCGGGCACGCTCAAAGGGCCTTCGGTTCGCGGCCGGCGCATCGTCAAGACTGCCGGTGACGCCAAGGCAGAGAAGCGCCAGGCGCATATCGACAAGCTGCGCGAGCTGGCCAAGACCATGACCCAGGCCCAGGCCGCCGAGGAAGTCGGGTGCACACGGCGAACCATTTCGCACATGGGCAAGGTGCACAACATCACCTTCCTACCAGCGGGCGGGCCTGACCGCACCAACGATGCCGCCGACGTTGAGCGCATCAAAGCCGCCAAAGACCTGGGCGTCACCCGTAACCAGGTGATGAAGGCTCTGGCCATTTCCTTCGAGCGCTTCAACCGCCTGCTGCGTGAAAACGATATCGAGTTTCCAAAGCAGAAGCGTGAACCACGTTGAAGCGCGCACCACACCACCGGCGGCGGATGCACACCACCCTGCCGCCTAGCGGAATAGAGATAGGCCATGGCCAAGAGCACACAGGAACGGTCAGCGAAAACAGCGGCGAAGCGGATCGAGTTGGACGAGAAGGAAGTGCGCTTCCGTTGCCGGAAAGGCGGGCGCAACATCATTGCAGACTTGATGTACTGGTCGGACGACACGGAACAGGGCTCGGTGATTGAAGCCTGCCTGCGCTATGTCCACTCGCTTGGCCAGCAAGGCGCCAGAGAAGCTTTGAAGCCGCGCCACAAAATAACGATTAGCGAAAACGTGGCGCGCAGCATGGAAGAGTTCGTACCGCCGGCGGATGAAGACGACGACCCTCAGCTCCACGGCACCGCTCATGACCCGCTATACATGGCTGCTATCAACTTCGTCCGTCAGACAGGTCGAGCATCGGTCAGCGGCACACAGCGCCGCTTTAATATCGGATACAACCGCACAGCGCGCTTGTTTGAGTTGATGGAGCAGGCCGGGATAGTTACCCCGATCAACTCAAACGGCGCGCGCGAAGTAATCGCGAAGGTCAGTCCTTCAGCGTGATGTGGCCGGCGCCAGTACGGGCCAGTTCGATAAGCTGAATGTGGGTGTAAGAGCCGACGCCGGTGAGCGTCAGATGCCCGCCATTTCTTTTGGCGCATACCGCCAGATCTAGTAGTTGGTTTGGCGTTTTACCAACCGCTGGCACCTCGATAGCTGCTCCTGCAGTCAGAAGTTCCTCGAGCTGGTTCTGCATTCTGTTACCAATTGGCATCGCATCTCTCCTTGATCCGGCTCCATGCCGGGCACACCACCAATACCCCACTTCAAAAACATTTTCCACCACGCCCCCCCAGGCAATGGAGGGCGGCGCCTACCCGAGGAAACGACATGCCAGTTCGCCATAGCATCATCCACCAAATCGACAAGAAGCCAGACGGCTCCCCCTCCATTCTTCACCTGGGCGGCGCCGAACTTGGCGAATCGCAGGCGGTGGAACACATGCACTTCGAGCTGAATCAGGCTTACAACGCCAAGCAGAGCAAGGCCTGGGGCTTCTTCCACGAAGAGTCCGGCGCCTTCCCGTTCAGCGGCTGGCTAAAAGATTTTCTGGACGGCACGACCGAGTTTGTTGAGTTCAGCCAGAAGGCGGCGGAGCACCTGCAGAAGTTGATGGAGGAGTCCAACCTGACGGTGGGCGGCCACGTCTTCATCGAGCACTACCAGCAGGGCCTGACCGACTACCTGGCTATCTACGTGCTCCAGCAGGCAGAGTCGGTTTCGGTCGCAGATGGTCTCGGCGTTGTCACCACTAAGTATCTGGACCTGGCGCACTTGAACCTGGCGGCGCGCATTAACCTGTCGGAGTGGCAGAACAACAAACAATCCCGTCAGTACATCTCGTTCATTAAGGCCAAGGGCGGCCGGAAGATGGTGGAATACTTCCGCGACTTCATCGGGGTGCAAGAAGGCATCGACGCTCCGAGCGAAACGCGGACCCTGCTCAAGGCGTTCAGCGACTTCGTGGAAAGCGAAGACCTGGCTGAAGAGGAAGCGCGCTTCAAAGTTGAAACTCTCCTGGACTACGCCGCCGCGCAGTCGAAGATCGGAGCGCCCGTTTCCCTGGATGAACTTTCCGGACTGCTCGATGAAGAGCGGCCAGAAGCTTTTTACGACCACATCCGAAACAAGGACTACGGACTCTCGGTGGATATCCCGGCTGATAAGCGCACGCTGCAACAGTTCCGGCGTATCACAGGGCGTGCCGAAGGCTTGTCGATCAGCTTCGAGTCGCACTTGCTGGGGTCGAGCATCGAGTACAACGAAGGCCAAGGCACCTTGACCATCAGCCAACTGCCAACCCGGCTGAAAGACCAACTCAAGCGCCAGGCCTAATCGGAAACACCTTTCCCCTTTCTGGAAAACCTTTTCCGCCACCTGCTGCGGCTGGGCGGCGCTTTGCCTGGAGTTTCGAATGACACCCTCCCACCAGATACGGGTTGGCGATTGCCTGGAGCTGCTGCGGGCGATGCCAAGCGAATCAGTGCAGTGCTGCGTTACCTCACCGCCCTACTATGGGCTGCGCGACTACAACGTCGAAGGCCAGATCGGGCTGGAGCAAACGCCGGCGGAATTCATCGCCCGTTTGGTCGAGGTTTTCCGCGAAGTGAAGCGAGTACTCCGCAAGGACGGCACTGCCTGGGTAAACATGGGCGATAGCTACGCCTCGATCGCTGGCGGATATGCGCCAGACGGATCGGCCGGAAAGCACGACATAGTGTCAGCAGCTACCCGCGGAGCCGTGCGACGAGGCCACCGCCGGCGGCCACACGATGGGTATAAAGCGAAGGACCTGATGGGCATGCCCTGGCGCCTGGCCTTCGCTCTTCAGGATGACGGCTGGTATCTGCGACAAGACATCATCTGGAACAAGAACAACCCGATGCCGGAAAGCGTGCGCGATCGCTGCACCAAATCGCACGAATACATTTTCCTGCTCAGCAAGTCGCCCAAGTACTACTACGACCAGGCGGCAATCCTGGAACCCTGCTCACCCAATACGCATGCCCGTCTTTCGCAGGCAGTGCAGGACCAGATCGGAAGCGAGCGGGCGAACGGGGGTGCTAAATCAAACGGCGACATGAAGGCGGTGGCCCGGAAGTCGAACGGCGTCGGCTGGGGCTATGACACCAGCAGCAAGCCCCGTACCGCCGGCCGGGTGAAAGACAACGCCTCTATGGATTCAGCCCTGGCGATCATGCCCACCGAGCGCAACAAGCGCAGCGTGTGGACGGTACCCACCCACAGCTTCAAGGGCGCCCACTTCGCCACCTTCCCGCCCGACCTGATCCGTCCCTGCATTCTGGCCGGTGCGCCTCGCGGTGGACTAGTGCTTGACCCGTTCGGGGGTGCAGGCACCACCGGCCTAGTTGCAATGCAGGAAGGACGTTGCTCCGTTCTGCTCGAGCTCAACCCTGAATACGCGGCGCTGGCCCAGGCCAGGTTAGACAGAGCTTGGATTGATGGGGCAGCGCAGATGGACATGTTGCTGGATTCAAAGAAGACGGCCGCGGCTTGTTAACTATAGGTTGGAGCGACCAGCTCGTATGTAGGCTCGGGTCCAAAGACAGGCTATCCCACAGAGAAACAGCGGTATCAGCAAAACCGACGGTTCGCGCATATCTACAAGGTCTCGCCAGAACCGCCTAACGGTGAAAACTCCCAAAATCAATGGCCCTCCGCCGGCGATCAGAGTTAGCCATCCCAGAACCAGGAGGGTTTTATCTACTAAGATTTGCTGCGCGACGTTCATCTATAACTCCTTGAATAAACCAACCCTTCCCGCCACTTCCTTGCCCGATGCGGCCGGGTGAGTTTTTGGCCAGTATCAAAGCCATTAAACGGGTGGTTGCTTTTGAGTGTTAGACCAGAGGAGGCTGCATCTGATCAGGTCCTCCCGCCACGGTTTAATTTGATCGTCAAGTGAGTCTTCACTGTCATCAACAAAACCAGAAGCCAAGAGTGGTGTTAAATATATGGAATATTTTGCGGTAAACATCGCGGTATACCAAAGAAGAAGCCTTTCACTTTCTGAAAGTTGAGCCTTCAGAAGAGATAGTGAAAATTGCTTAAAATTGGTACTCGACTCACTTTCCAAGATGAAATGTAAAGTTAAAAATACAGACTCTAAATAAACACCTACGGCAGACCAGTAGTTCTTCCTCCACTTTCGAAAAGACTCCTCCACTGAGTTAAATACTTCCAGCTTATCATCCGTATTAATCTGAGAAGAGATTCTTATCTTTGTCGATAGCGAATCACGCAATGTCATCGCCGCGTGATGGAGAGCTTGTCGCCCTTGTGCATAACCAACTGTATTCGCCCCGGCCTGTGCAACAGTTTTGATTCCAACAGCGTTGTCACTCAGCAAGCTAACAAGCTGGAACAATCGCTGCTCCCTAAGTTGCTCGGTATGCCTACGGTCACTGTCTTGGTTAGCTGAGAGCTGAACCCTAAGAGTCACTATCAATGCGGTAAAAGCAAAGAATGAAAGTATTGGGTTTAGTACGCCACCAAAGTAGTCACCGAACTGCCCCCACTTTTCCTGATCGTAAATAACATCGCTGGAAAAGACGTAAATATATCTCCCAGAGACCGCAGCTATCACCCCAAGCGCTAGCAAAATCGCAACTACTCCCCAGGTCCGGCTGTTGGATTCCTTTCCCATATTCATCCTCTGAAGTTTTGAGTTAACAGATCCACACCAATACCCCATAACCCAATCATTCGCCAGTTTTAGGCAGGCACACGCGCTCTCGCTCTTCGGATAGCACCTGCCTTAGAAGGTGAATGGCGACCATGCTGCCCCCGATCTCCACCTTCCAGACTTCATGGACGGATTGGAACAGCACATCGACCTCGCCAATCACCTCCCGGTAGCGCGCTATCTCAAGCGCCATGCGGCGTATGTCCGGGTCGTTGTTGTCGAACCACGCGCGCTTCAGCTCTTCCTGTGTCACCGGCCTGAACGGCGGCAGGCTGCTTGCCCTGCGTATTTGGGTCGAGCGCATAACAAACACCACTGTTCATCCAAACAGTAATTCTGGCACGGCGAGGCTTAGCCGTCGTCTGCCACTGATCCCATAACCCACTGTCACGCCACCCTGGCGAGGTATTCCCCATGGCCGGAAAACAACTCACTGCCAAGCTGCAGCGCGCCGAACACGTAAACCAGGCTATCCAGATCATCGGCAGCCACGGCCGGTGCTTCTTCTACAACCAGCACGGCAATCGCTTCGCCTCGATGGAGGTCGATGCACGCGGCCGGGTCTGGTTCATCGATGACTACAGCCAGAAGCGTATCTACACCCACCCAACTACCTGGGGTGGCCGGTGGCGTGGGTTCAGTCACGGCGGCACGCTGCGGGAGCTGGTCATGGGCTTCCGCGACTACATCTGCACCGGAAAACCGCTCAGCCCTTTCTACCTGGGCCCCGAGCGCGAAAATCTCACCAACGGCAATATCTGGGGTTACGAGCCTGAGGCCATGGCCACCGTTCGCGAGCTCGCCGGCGCCCTCTCCGTGTTCGACCAACCAGTCCAGGAGGTAGCATGAAGCGCATCTACCTCAGCGGCCCCATGACCGGCCTGCCAGACTTCAACTACCCAGCATTCAACGCCGAAGCTGCCCGCCTCCGCGCCCTGGGCTACGAAGTGGTAAACCCAGCCGAAAACCCGCCGCAAGCATCCTGGGCCGACTACATGCGCCAGGACATCCCGCAGTTGCTCACCTGCGACACCCTGGCCCTGCTGCCGGCCTGGCACAACTCCAAGGGCGCCAGGCTGGAGCACTACGTTGCCGCGTCGATGGGTATCTTCAAAATCAGCGCAGCCGATATCTGGCAACCTGTGAATCCGAAGCTGAGCACGATGCAACGCACATAAGCGCCAGGATACCGGCGTGGTTAGGTATCCAAGCGCAAAGGTTTAGACCATAAGAACTTGTCAGCGGATATCTGTAAAAAGCGCGGCCGGGCGGGCAAGCGGAAACGCGTCCGATCCTGACTGGCTCGAGTTCGATTTAGGACACCGAGCTCTACACTGCGCCGCCTGGCTGTTACAAGAGCCAATGCACTGCTCACGCGCCGCTACGCACGCGTTCCGTCGCGCCTCCGTTGGGTTACTGCCTTGGCATACCTTATTCGTGCTTTCACAAGGTCGCTGGCAACCCAAATTCATGGCTTCGCAATTTCTTTCGCACAAGCCAGAGTTGTCGACTTGCTCTGCCGATTGAAGTTGAAAACTAAGCAGAAGTAAGAGGAACAGCACAGCGGTATTGAGCGTTTTCCGGATGGTATCCATGTGGCCTCCATTTTTAGCGAAAGTGCTGAGTTGGCCAACTACCTGCAACTGGCTGAAACGTAGCGTAGCAGGCGCTCGGATGGACCAACCGTTGACGTGTCCACCAAAAACTTAGGCAGCCCGAAGGCTTCCCCATAGCCCCTACCCCACTTATCCAATCAACTGCAGGCACTGGCCGGCGGTAAGGACGAAGTCATGCTGCTCGTATCGAAAAATCACCCTGATGACCAAGAAGCGATTGAGGCCTTGCACCGCAACTATGTGGCGAAGTTCGAGGCGCTGAATGATCACTTGATGGCTTTCCAAGACCAGGCCTATGCCATGGGGCGCAAACGCGGTAGCAGCGACCCCCGCCCTTGGATTGACCTCGCCGATATCGCGCCGGCGAATCAATCGATAGTCCTGTGCTACTTCGCCGACGGGAAGCAGCGGGTCTGCCAATACATTCTGGAAAAGACGATCAGCACCGAAACGCGGCCTTTCGACGGCGACACGGACTACGACGAGGAAACTGACACCTATTACTGGCCGGGCGGTTGGTACTGCTTCGAGGACGGCATGGAGGTTTGGATGAACACCACGTCGAATCCAACGCACTGGATGGGCTTGCCGCCAGCGCCGGCGGTGAAGCCATGACCCACCAACCCAAAGGCGGCATGTGCTGCAACTGCCAGCACGCCCAACGCAACTGCAGCGCCCTTCCCTTCAGCCAGATGCAGCCCCTGGCGCGCGACGGCGATCGCGTGATTGTTCGCTGCACCGACTTTAAGCGGGTGATGCCATGAGCATCGTGCGAGAAAACCTGATGACCCGGCCCGGCTATTCACCGTATTGCGGCGGCATGGACAATCGCCACTGCACCATGCCGCGCACCAGGTGGACGGGCGAACAGTTCAAGTGCCCGGTGTGCGGGTGGCTTTCTCAATTCCCCGCCGAATTCATTGCTGAGTACAAAGCCAAATGGGGTAAGCCATGACCCAATTGCAGCTAATGGCAGCGGAAGCTGCGCTGGCCAAGATGGTTTCGGACAAACGATTCTCCATCTGCACCATAGACACCATCGCGGACATGATGGGGCTGGTACCAGACCGCGAGGCCTACGCCATGTTGCGCACGCTGCACTGTGTCAGCTTCGACCAGATGCGCCCGGAACTGCTCGCCGCCTTGCCAGACCTGATCGCCAAGGTGCTGCAGTCGCCAACCTTCGAAGCCGGTCGGCTGAACATCGTCCCGGCCGGCAACGGCCTTCGCGTTATCTCCAACTAACCCCCACTCCCCTACAGCCTGCCGGTGATCGGCGGGCGGAGCATTGCCATGTCCGCAACCAAACGTTTCCACCAGGTGGCGAATGACGCCCTGGTCAAAATCAGCGAGCACAGTCCGGCAGGTTCAAAGCTTGCCCTGGTCATCTACACCCCCGGTCAGCCAGAGCAAGACATTGTGCTGCGCGACGAAGGCCTGGACGACAACGAAGCGCTCAGCACACTGAGGCGGCGGGGCTTCAGCATCGACGGCGACAACGCCTACAAGCGCGACCTGTGCGACTCGATCACCGGAGCGATGATGCTCGGCGCCCAAAACAAGAACCCACCGCCTGACGGCCAATGGCAGCAACCATTCTGGGATATCGGGCGCGCGGAAGCCGCCAGCCGCCAAGAACTGGTCGAAGCGCTGAATTTAGTGGCCGGATGCATGATGGATGCAGTGGCCGGCGTGGACATCCCGAACGAAAAGTTAGGTCGAGCAATAGCAACTGCGTCCGAGCTGATCGCCAAAAATTCCGCCTAACCCACCTTCTGCCGCCATAGGGCGGCCCGGAGCCCTCATGCTTGAATTTCTAACGCCCGCCCAGGTGCGGGAGCTGACCGGCGCTGGCACCAAGGCTGGCCAGATCCAGAACTTGAAGAAAAACGGCATTCGGCACAGCATCAAACGGAACGGGTGGCCAGCGGTCACTACCGACGCTGTCACCGCAGCGGGCCCTGCTGTTGCTGAACAATTGACATGGACCCCACGCAAGGCGGGATGAGATGGGCAGAAAGCCGAATAAGCCTGGCGCCGTCGCCAGGCTGAGGGAGCGCAAGAAACCCAGCGGCAAGGTTTATTACTACTACGACGCCGGCGGCACCCCTCGCAAAGAAATCCCGCTTGGCAGCGACTACGGCCTGGCGATCATGCAGTACGCGCAGTTCGAGAAAGACCGGACAGCCACCAAGCTGGTGCAACAGGTAATCACGTTTGATTACGTGGCCATCCAGTACTTTGCCGAGGTCGTTCCGACCAAAGGCCCCGCCACCCAGAAAGACAACAAGCGCGAGCTCAAGCAATTGTTGGCCTTCTTCAATGATCCGCCGGCGCCGCTAGACGCTATCCAGCCGCAGCACGTGAAGCAATATCTGCGATACCGGGGCAAAGATGCACCCGTGCGAGCAAACCGCGAGAAAGCGCTTCTGAGCGCGATTTGGAACTACGCCAGGGAAGCGGGTTACACCAATCTCGCCAACCCCTGCGCGGGTGTGAAAGGCCACAAGGAGGCCGGGCGTTCGGTTTACGTTGAAGACGATCTATTCGCCAAGGTCTACGAACATGCCGCGCAGCCCCTGCGTGATGCCATGGACCTGGCATATCTGGCCGGCCAGCGCGTTGCCGACACCCTGAAAATGGACGCACGCGACATTCGCGACGGTTTCTTACACGTCACTCAGGGTAAGACCGGGGCGAAACGCCGTATAGAAATCGTGGGGGAGTTGAAAGACCTGATGGACCGCATCAACCAGCGAAAGGCCGGCTACAAGATCCACAGCACCCGACTAGTGGTTATGGAGAGTGGCCAGGCAATGACCTATCACATGTTGCGCGGGCGGTTTGATGCGGCCAGGGAGGCGGCGGAAATCGACAAAGGGCTGTTCCAGATGCGCGACCTTCGGGCCAAAGCAGGTACCGACAAGGCCGAATCGAGCGGGGATATTAGGCAGGCGCAGAAGCAGCTAGGGCACACCACCGTAGTGATGACCGAGGCCTACATTCGCGAGAGGAAAGGCGAGAAATCGACGCCCACAAAATAG